TATTTATCAGATTTTATTAATTTTGTTCTATAAAAAATAAGTTATGTCTACATCTACTAAAAACATCACATTAAGGGCATTTAAAATTGAGAACGATAATCTTACCACACCACATTCGGGGATATTATCATTATTACAAACTGCTTTAGCTAATAAGGTAATGACTGTAGATAGGCTTATGCCTCTGAATGCAGAAGAACCTGATAGAGATTTATTAGCCAATTTTACATGGGCAACAAACAATACTTACATGTTTGGTATGATGTTACGAATCATACCTGCAGATAGAGGAGGCGTTATAGATGATGTTTTATTCTCTGAAAAAGAGACAATTACAATAACAGATATTAATACAGGTAATTCAAATCAAAGTCAATATAAGAGTCATTATTATTTTGCAATAGATAATAATTATGTTATTACATCTTTACCTGGAAATCAAAATATATATCGATTACAAACCTATATTAATTGGTTACTACAAGATGTTAGAGGCGATAGAATGTTTTATTTAACAGAACTTACAAAGCTCCCCGAAGGATTATCTCTAAGACAAATTAAATCTATTCAATTTACAGGAGATAATCGTTTATCTGCAACTCCTACAGATAGTAGTGAATCAACTTCAATATCAACTAAAATTATGCATATAACGGATGATTTGCTTAGATATATTATGGATGATACCAATAGTTTGGATGATATAAGGTCCAATCAACTTGTAGAAGCTCGTTTGTTCCTTAAGATAAAAAAAAGTAAACCTAAAATGATGGAACAAGAAGAATTTCAAAGCGTAATGGGGTCCGTTGTAACAAATATAGCTAACGATGAAAATCTTTTGATTGAAACTAGAGATGGTAATAAGTATACAGGAGATATGATTAAGGTAAAAAAACAAGTTAGCATAGAGCAAACAGAAGCAAATCGCATTGTTGAAGAGCAACTTAAACAAGAAATGGAGTCTTTTCTAAGAGAAATAGAAAATTAAAATGATGAAATTACTTATCCGCATAATCATATCAATCATAATAGCTGTATCATTAGCCTCCATAGGAGTAAGTGGTAACTCGACTGTATTGCAAACATTATTTACTGTACTAGGTATCGTGTTCTCTATTTCAATGAGTTTGTTGGTTTCATTTAGTTTATCTAAAGTTCTAAATAAAAAAGTACGTAAAGAATTACGATCTGATATAGAACACTCTCGTAATATGCTTTTGTTCGATTTTTCTATATCAATTATAGTTTTAGTTGTTGCTCTAATATGGAATGAAAGATATTTACGCTGTACATTTGGTAAAGTGACTATTGATATAATACTCATAGCTATAGTATTAATTGGTGTTTCACTTATATATGAAGTATATAATTTTCGTAAACTACATAAGCTAAATACGGATATTGAAGATGCTATCATGGATGAAGAAGTAAAAAAATGAAGCACTAATAGAGCATGCTTAATCACACTTCAATTCAAAGGTTTCAACTTCATACTGATAAGTTTTTACGGTGTTTTTTTCAAGGTTCAAATCAAAACAACAAAAGCAGTCTGAATGACTGCTTTTTTAATGTGGTATTAAAACCTATTTAAAGAATGTTTAAATAACACATTCAATTCAAACGATACTTTTTCACCTTGTAAAAGCCTCTTAGTATTATCTATATTGTTCTCATAGATATGTACATTACCAAGTGTCAGAGTGATGGATTTCAAAGGCAAATCAATTTGTCTACTGATTAAATACAAGTGGTAAAGGTCAGCTGGAAGCCCTAATGAGGCATCGCTGGAACGCTGATAAGCCGATATTACCAACTTTCCATTATCTATTTGAAACTGAATCAATGACAAGCAGGGCTGTTGGTTGGTCTCTGTATCATTCCAGCCCAAAAACAGCACATAGTTCTTACTGTTGCGTTTTTCTTTGTTTATTCTATCAATCAAAGGCGGCAACTGTTCAAAGTAAGTCGGATAAGAATTTACCAGCATAGGCCCGCAATAATCCCACCAACTGATACCTGCTTCTCTATATTTTTCGGTTAATCTTTCTCCGTTCTGGAAAAGTTGAAGCTCTGTTTTTAGTTTGTTTCTGGCGATTGTGTGCCCCTCAAAAATCTCCAACAAGTCTGATGGATAGAGTTTTAACTGTTCATCCAAGAGATACTTAATATTCCCTTTCTTATTCTCTTGAACCTTGCCTTTTTTTAGAATTTTCTCTAAAATTTGATAATATTTGTTTTTCATAGTTATTGGTTTTAATGGTTATTAGTTTCTATATTTGCATTCCCCAACTATAAAAAGCACAAGGCAACAGAAGACTTATTGTCCTCCGTAGCCTTGTGCTCATGTTTAAAATTTATAGTTGGGGAACTACTTTTTAAAGCGGAGGACATTTTTTTAATCCCTATCCTCCAAAGGGCTTTTAATTCTCTTGTTTCTGTCTTTCTTTTTTGAGATGGTCTGCTATTTCTCTCATTACATCTTCTCTGTTCTGCATAAGCTCTAGTATCTTTCTAAAGCTCTCATCGGTTCGTCTTCGGGCTTTATCTTCGGCTTTTTCTCTTACTGATTTTGCTTCGGTAAATACAAGTCCAAGCGCTACAAATATGCTCACAAACGGCACACTTCCGAGTGGATGAGGAAAGAAATAGGGCGTTACCACATCAAAGATGTCAAACAGGAAAGCAAAGCCCATCAAAGCAAAATAATAGGTTGCTTTGTTGATAGTTCTTCTGAACCCCTCTGAACTGGTCGCCTCTCCTAGTTCTTTGGCTTTTTTTACGCCAAAATAAAGGTCAATGAGCATTGCTACAATAACCACAATCCATGCAAAACATACCACAAATAAAGTGGTTATAAGTGTTTTATAATCTCCTTCTAAATAATCTATAATCATAACTGCATTTTTTTAAACCAGCGCCCGAAGACGCTGGTATAATTGTCTTCCTTGTTCTACACTAGAGCTCGGCTCGTTCTTTTAATATTCACCAATTCAAAATTAATATCAGTATTGTAATTACTAGTTACTTTGATACCAAATTTAAATCCTCTTTTATCTCCTAATATATTCTTAAATTTATTAACAGTAGTCAGTTTAGCTCGTACAGAAATTACTTCTCCCGCAGCATTAAGAACGACATTTAAAATAGCCTCATCTACTATGTTATTTTCTGCATCGTAAACTACTGCCAAATGTTCATTACTAGTAGGTAATACAGTAGAATTCTCCCCACTTACTTTAAAAGTAAGGTCCCATTCTGTTACTTGGTTTGGTGTTGGGTTAGGCATTATTCTGTTATTTGAAAGAATATATCCAGATTGAATAGACTGAGAACCAATAGGAATACCATTATTGATAAGGTAAGAATAAGTACTATCTATAGGGTCTTCTGCTTTAAATGTATCAGCATCAAAAGCAAAGAATTTATATTCCTCTGTGCTATGAATTAATGTAGACTGCTTACCATCTTGCAATTTAAAGTTTACTACTCCAGATTGTCTTTTATCATACACCTCTCCATAATTAGTCATTCTAGACCTTGCTCCTTTATCAAACGGCATCCCTGCCTCAGGTATATATACAAAAAATCCTTGTGTTTGGTTAAAGATATCCTTACGAGGATTCGTTTCTCCCCACCTATCCACTGTGGAATTAGGTAAAACGGCCTCAATATGAGCCTTAACTGTACCTGTGTTAGCATACATATAAGTTTTCTCTATAGTAGCATTTCCTGTAGGTCCGAAAGTAAAATAAGCGGGTACATTTCCTCCACCTACATTAGCAACCTTCATTCTAAAAGTACTATGGTCGAAAAGATTAGGGTCTGTTACCTTATGTCCAGGTATCCCATTAACAGTAATATCTACTGCTAATTTTCCAGCATAGGTTAAATACATTCTATCAACAGTAACATCAATTTTTTCTCCCCCACCTGTAGATAATCCAGCTAATTTATCATCTAAATATTTTTTCTGAACATACTGCTCATCTTTTGTAGGCTCGTAGTATTTAGAACTAGAAAGTCCTGCATTAATACCAAGACTTAAAGTGTCTGCATTACCTCCACTTTGATTCAATTCTACCTTAAATTCAGAGTTATTTAACGCTAAAGTAAGTCCGTTACTATCGGAACCCCAAGCCTGGTATAATACACCTTCTGTACTTGCTTTAAACTGTCCCCCTACTTCGTGACTTGGAGCGTCAGTGTTAAACTCTATACCTTTAGAATCTGCCCTGAAAGAAGCATCCATATGGTTTCCATTAACCTCTACATTACTAGAATATGTTAAACCATCCTTACTTACAAGTAAATCACAGGTTTCCCCATTTTGCTTATATCCTTCATATCGTAAAGATTCTTTTTTAGCACTTAGAGTATAATTATCTGTAGTCGTATCTCCATCTTTAACTACCAATTCTCCCTTTATCTCTTTACCTCCTAGTTCATTACCCACAGTTAAAACATCTTGTAAAGCTGGTGTTGTTCCTGCTCCTGCTGTGCCCGAACTAGAGCTGCCTCCTTTCACTTTAAGGACTTTTCCTTTCTCATCAGTAACATATAGTTCTGCTTCTGATGCTGATACCTGTTGTGCAATAATGGTATCTTTCTCTGTAATGATAGTGTTTGGCGTTGGCGCCGCCTCTGTTAGAGGTCTTGTTTGTAATTCTACAATTCTCATATTTTTGTTATTTAATAATTGTTACTTAAAAGGTTTCCCTGAAGCTGTAGGTTTAATGCCGAGTGCCTTCTGCCATTTAGTTATCTGCTCCTCTGTCAGTTCTGTGGCATCTGCATTAGCTTTATTAGCTAATTGGTCAGCATCTGCCTTGCTTGAAAGCGTGGTGCTAAGGTCTTGGATGTTTCCCTGTGGTATAAGTTCATCCTTATGCAGGTATGAATCCATCCAGCTCCAAAACTGCTCCTGCGTAGGTTTTGAGCCTGTCTTGAACCACTGTTTTATTGTGTTTATCGCTGTTTGTGCCATAGTCTTAAATTTTAATCAAACCCTACAAACTCAATGAACTTAATAATTCTGTATGGAGGCATATTGTTGTGAGGTTGGTTACCTCCAAATTTTAACTCCATTTGTTCATGAAGCCATTGTGATGCTCCCCCTGCAATTTGCGCCTGTCCTCCGGTTACTCCTCTTACTACTCCTGTACCAAGTCTTGTCATGTGTGTGACTGTTTCAAAACCACCTTCTATCACAGGGAGTTCATGAACCTTAAGCTGGTGTGTTTTTTCTCCATCATTTTTAAGCAATTCGCTAAAATCAGCATCGTCTGGATTCCAGCCCAGAGGCATTCTTCCCCGTAGGTCGGTGCACTCTTTCCAGCCCTCTGGTATAGGTTCGCTGGCTGGTTTCCCCCAGATGGCAATTAAGCCAATCGGCACAGGGCTTTTTTTGTTTTCCAGCGCTTTAATCCTTTTCTCAAAATCGGCATTCTTTACTCCTTGTTGTATAAGGTTGTCTACACGCTTAAAGTCCTCCCATTTAAAAGTCTTTTCTGGCGTGGAACTTCCGAATCCTGCGTATCTTTTGTAAATGATGGGTTTTGTTGCTCCATCTTCAAATACTCTGCTTTCTGTCTCTTCCTTGATAATAACATTAGTTGAGATGCTTCCGCCTTTGAACTCTAGAAGTTCGCCGTTAATGTATACCGCACCATCGCTCACTGTATTTCCAGTAATGACACAGCCCGAAATGATGACCAATTCTCCTGCGAGGCTTCCCAAGTGGTTAAACAATGAGTAAGCCGTCTGCACCGCATCCAATATGTTAGTAGACATTGGGAATCCTCCCGTCTGATTGAAATTTAATTTATTCATACTGCTATAATGTCTGTTTTCATTTAATAAGTTTCTATTTTGTATCTTTTTGAAGCCAACTTGTAAAAGTCAATGATGTAGCGCATTTCGTAATCATTATACTGCAGTTCTGCAGGAACCAGCACGATAAAATCTACTCCCGTATCGCCATAGTCTGCATCATCCCGAAGATACATCACACCTAAATACTTAGGCTTTTTCTCGCCGTCTGTGTAGATATACTCTCTTTTGTAACGGTTTCCTTCTGCTATTTTTATCCGCCTTAGTGAAATATCAAACTTATCGTTAAGCGCAGCGCGGAGGTAGCACACCTGTCCATTGTGGGCAAGGTTGTATAGATTGGCATTTCTATTCACATTGAAATCATCAGCAACTTTGATAAGTGGATAATGAAGCGCCCGAAGCCACGCCGAGAGCTTTTCCCTGCGGAGAAAGGTCGGAGTTAAAAGGCTTGTCAATTTTGGAATGTCGAGATTAAACCACATACTCTATATTATTGAAATTCTCTATTTTAAAATACCCCGAAACAGGGATTTTCTTAACCTCTATGGTTTCATAACCTCCGTAATCATTCACTCCTGCATCTATCCATTTGCTTTCAGCAAGGATGATATGCGGAATTCTTACGCCCTCTACCTGCTGAAGAGCATCCACCAAGTGTGCAAGGACTAATTCTCCATCAAATGGTAAATTCTTCAAATACTTTTTAATAGCATCTTCTACCGGCTTTTTACCCGTTATGATGCTTTGTCCATTTTCATCCAAAACCAAAGGGTCTCGGTAGATTTTCATTTGTAATTTGAGAACATCGGGAAGGTAGTTGATGACTGTAATTCTTACGCCTGCGTCTTTGATTTCGTTAATGTAAGCATCAAAAGAGGCTTTTTGTCCCAAACTGATAGGCTGAAGTTCTCCGCCCTGTTCAGTGGCAATCTTAACAATGAGACGGCTCTCTGTATCAGCTTCCGTAACCGCAGAGAATTTGACAATTTTGGAAGCAGAAATTTGGTCTTCGGTAAATCCTTGATTATTGAATTTATCCGTATCTACAATGAGGTCAAAACCATACTGAAAGGCTAACGCCTTGTTGCGGTACCATCGTGCCGTGTGAGGTTTTAGCTGAGTTAAGGCATCTAAAACCTCTGCCTTGTGCTGGTCAAAAATCAACTCTAAGGTATAAATCACAAATGCTGTGATGTACGCCCAAAGCCTCCATATTGCCACCTTGCTGGTCGATGTCAGCCCTGCAAGAGCAGACTCTGACTCTTTGGCTTTAATTATCTCGTTATTGATTTGTTCTATTGTTCGCGCCATTTTCTAACTTACTTTAAAATCTACACTAATTGCCCAATATCCGATACCCTCTAATCTTTCCGCCTCTGGAAGCATTATTACTGCTGTGGCAGGTTGAAGCCTTTTTGCGGTATAATAATTCAGCACATCGCTGTCTTTATTTACATTATCTGGAAGCTGGATTTCTGCTCCTGCGGGTAAATCATCAGTCAGGCTCAGCCCGTTGGCAACCGCCATCGCAAAGGTATTCTCCACCGCTCCCGTGTGCTGAACCGCCAAATCTAAAAGACTTTGATTGTGTAATATGATGGTTGTCATATTTTATATTTCTATTTTTAAGTTTTCAAATCCATCTGAAAGGTCAATTTTAGGATTTTGATAGTTATCATTTTCTAATTGTATCTTTAAATCTCGTTTAAAATCACTTTTAACACGATTGGTCTTCTTTAAATAATTCACTACCCCAAAACCTGTAATAGGATAGTTTTTATATTCTCCTTTTTGAGCATGTACTATATGTTCTACATGTTGTTGGTCACTGTTATCAATTACAAAATCCCCATTATATAATTGCAGATCGTTATTGTTATCTAATAATATATCCTGTCTCATAGTTTAGCTGATTGTACCGATTCCTTCAGTAGTTGTTGCTCCAGACCCTCCTGTTGTATTTACATTTATTCCTGGTTTAACAGTTACTTTTCCAGACTTTATATAAGCTTTGATGAGTTTAACCATTTCATCAGCCCAATATTCAAAAGCATCATCTTCCTTAGTAATCATCTCTTTTTGAAGTTTAATAAGCCCTTGTTTTAAAGCGTTATCATTCAAATAATTCATTGTTTTTGGTCTTGATTTGGTTTAACTTTTGTTTTGTTGTTGGCGCAAATCTGCCTGCTCCATTAGGTGTCAATATTATTGCATTATTAAGGGTTTCCAGCAGTTCGTTATGAATTTCTTTTAGGTCAGCTCTATTATTTTTAAATTGAAACTTTCCTCCACTCATTTCAAATTTTGCTCCCTCAATTTGGATGATTACTTTTTCAATCTCGGTATATTTAATAATGGCTGTTTCTTCGTTTTGGTCTCCAATCACTAAACAAAGGACTTTGGAGCCTATTTTAGGAATAATTAAAATATGATTGTCAAAATCCCCCTCAATGGCATTTAGCCTTACATCTTGTAAAGGGGGCAGGTTCTCCCGCTCTACCATGCAGGTAGAACCTGTTATCTCTTTCACTATCCCCATGGTTACCAATGAGGTAGTCTGAGAATGATAACCTTTAACAATCCTTAAAACAGCTTCATTAAACGCTTCCACGGTATTTTAAATCCTAAGTAAATTAACAATATAAGTATAGATAACTGTCCTGTTCTTATATAGAGTTTTTGCCGCCATGTTAGTTTTTTTTCTATTTCAACAGGAGGCGGAATAATAGTTTTTTCTTTGAGTTTTGATTCTAAAATATGATTTTCCCAAAGAGCCACAGTTAATTGTTGCTCTAAACTTTCACAGCTTACCTGTAGTTTTCCGTTTTCATCTATTTTAGCGGTAGGAGGCTTTAAGTTCTTGCCTGGTCTTACTTTTTGAGGTTTCCCAGAAGAATGGTCTAATATTTTGGGCTTTCCATCCCTACAATCTATGTAAGCCTCGTAATAAGAACTGTCGGCTTTTACCTGTATAATAGTGTCTCTTTGTGTTTTTGTAATCGTCTTCGTTACGATTTCTGTTTCTTTCTGTGTAATGGGTTGCGGTTCTTTATAGGTCTTACAGCCTGTAAGACAAAACAGCAAAAGCAATACCCCAAATACCGCTTTAAATATCTGCATAGTCTTTGTCTTTAATTTTAAATGTTATTGTATTTTTTCTTTGAAAGCCTTCACTTTCGCTGATGTCTATTACCACAGATGAAATATAAAATATACCATCTCTGTGCTTATCTGGATAGTTAGGGTCTGTAATTTTTGCAGAATCACCAGCCTTAGTTCTGGGAATTCCCCAAGAATTAAAATCACCGCTGTACCCGTCATATACTAAACTTTTATAATAGTCTTCTGCCCATTTTTTTAGCTGTGCTTGATTTAGGTTAATGGGACCGTGTAAAGTGATTTCACTTTCTCCCTGTTCTCCAAACTCGTAGGTAACCTCTTTGGAATTTCCTTTTTGCTTACTTATGGCTTTTATCCATCTTTTACGGTTTTCTTTGGTTTCATAGACTAAACTACTGCCAGCTCTTACATTCCTGTTGAGATTAAATTCATGCACTTTATCTGGTTTAAGGCTGATATTTAACCCTGCAATTAGTTTTTTACCCTTAAAAAAACATCTCACACCGTAGTTTTGCTTTAAATATTCAATTACCTTGTAGGGTGTTGCATTATTTACAGCAAACTTTCCCAGAGGCATTTCTTTAAAGGTTTCTATTTCATAGCCAGGGGCAATATCCCGTAATAGTACTTTTAAATCTACTGCTGAATAAAGCTTTTTTATTGGTTGTGCTTTTTTGAGCTTATACATCTCATCTTCACACTCTATCTCTATTGGAGCTTCAGCACCTATTTTAGTAATATATCCGACAAATTCAGTATGATACTCTCCATTATATCCTGCTTCTATAGTAATACTGTCTCCAATTTTTATAACATCTAAGAGTTTCTTGTCGGCAATAGAAAAACGATCTCCATTTTTTACTGCCTGTTTAAACTCACGGGGAAGTACTATTTTTGCAGTGTCAGTGAATTTCTCCGTACTGTTTTCAATACGGATACTTTCCACGACATTGAACTTAATATTATCCGCAATTGTTACCCGAAGGTTGATATTTAAAAATGGTTTCATGATTCGTTAGGCTGGTCTAATGTCCAGGATACTGATTTAATGGCTGATGCTGACAATGAAAACTGTACTGTATCAGCAAATCCTTCTGTCGGCGTAATAGAAAGGCTTTTAAGGTAAATAGCCTCTATATCTTTTTCCTCAAATTGAATTCCGTAAGCATCCAGAATATCATTGATTTTGAACAGCTGATGTAGTTCTCTAATCTTATCACTTGGATACTGCCTGTTCTCTAAATCAATTAAAATTCCCTTTATCTCTATCTCCCAAGGTTTGGTTGTCCAACGCTCAATAATTACATTGTCATCTCCGTTGGTTTCAGTCTCTATAAGGGCTTTTTCTTTGGTAAATGTCATCATTAAAGGCGGAGCAAAAACACTGTTTCCTGCCTCTAATAATGTATCTCCAAACACCAGCTCCATAGAACTGTGGGCTATTCTGACAGTTTCGGTTTCTGGATTAAAATCATCAAAATAATCAATCTTATATTTGTTTTCTTCGTTGGTAATGACCACATTGTTGATATATTTGCTTGCCTGTACCATACCAAAGGCGGCGATATATCTTGCTGCAAGATTTATTACTACTGAAGTACCATCATTAATATTCATTATTCTTTGTTTTTAATTCCTAAAAATCCTTTTTCAGCGAGCCATCCGAGCTGTGCCCATTTCATCGCCCAGACTTCATCAGAGAGTTGTTCCGGAAAAGGTATATGAAGGAAGAAACTCATTAAGGCATCAGCCTTCATATACAAATCACTTTCGGGATTATCGCTTAGACCGGAACATCCCTCTAAACTTTCCCAAACTTTCCCTGTCTCATCGGAATTAAATCCACAATAAGTCCAAAAGCAGCAAGGAACAGCCCATCATCTGCCAGTACTTCCTCTTTGTGTGTCACCAATGTATTTTTTACCAAAATATCTTGTGCTTTCTTAGGATCAGCATTGACAAATTTTAAGTATTGTCCCACCACATTACGGCTGGGAACAACGGCCAATACTTCTATGATTTCGTTATCAAAATCATCTTTCGGCAGCAATAATGAGCGTAGTTTTGCTCCATGTTCTTTTTTATACTGCTCTTTTACTTCTTCACTAACATAAATTGTATTTGACATTTTTAATTTGTTTTTAAAGATTGATTAAAGATTAAATATTTCCTGCCTGTACATTAAGATTTACAGACAAAGCAAAGAGTTCGTACTCCTTTTTAAGTCCCATATCTCCTGTTACTTCACGCCCTTCATTTTTGAACTTGGCAATGATTTTATCTACCACTATGATATTGTATTCATTGACAAATTCTACTGTAATCACAAAAGGTTTGATTTTTAGAAGACTTCCGCCAGCGGCCATTTCTAAAGGGACAATATCATGCATCATTATCCCTATACTTGCAGAAGGTGTTTTTTTACCTACTGACCAAGATGTCGGATTCTCCCCAAGTGTGTGATTAGCTTGGTGCTCCTGCTCATTTCCGTAAGTTAAAGAGGTTACTTCAATGGGAATTCCATTGATTTGTACTTTAACATCTACAGAATCATAAGCCTTTCCATTTCTTATAATACCTGACATTATGCTTGTGTTTTAAGGTTAATAGTTCCGTTAATTTCTCCGATATTACCACGAGGAACAATTTTAAAACTCACATTCAGCACTTTATCAACAATGAGGTCGCTCTCCTTATCAATAATTGTTTTTCCGTAAGTAATCTCCCCTCGTTTTATCATGTCCTCAAACATTTTATCACCAATATCTTCTAATGCTACTACTGTTCCTGGACTAAGTTTGCTAGTTTTTCCATCCACTGCCCAATTAGTTTTAATCTTTGGCAGATATACATTTCTAAGCCCTCTTACAGCCTTACTCATAACTCTGCCATAAGCAATAGTATGCTCGTTAATCTTATTATCAGAATCAATGATAACAGGTGTACAGGTATGGTCATTATTCCACCTTACCCCAGCCATTCCTGCATAAGTAATTCCGAAGATATATCCTTTATTTTCCAAGGTCTGCAAGTCTGAAAACACTTCTGTATTAGGTTTGTGGCAAGATAAACCTGGTTCTACCCAAATTCCTTTTGCGGCATCAGTAATATTGAAGCTTTCATTTTCTCCAATATTTTGGTTTACTGTTGCTTTGGAACAAACCCCTAAAGCTGTCCCTATATCAGCAAATTTTTGAGCCTTACCGCTCTGAGTTTTTGCATAGTTGAAATCCTGACCAATAATAACACTTACTTTATCAGCTTTCAAATCTGTAATATCTCTTAGATTAGCAGAAGTAGAAGCTTTACCGCCATAAGCGTAACCTTCTAAGAAAATTTGCAGCGGCATATTATTCTGATACGCCCACTCTGCAAGTCCCTGCGCCTTTGCAACTGCATTGTAAACATCCGCAGGAATTCCATTCAGCATCGTGGGTTCTTCTGTTCCGGAGGGATTCACTGCAATTGCTAGCTGTTTAATTTCGCCTTTGGCATGAGCTAACAGCTTTTTTGCTTTGTTTTCACAGATGTCAGGCATTGTGTCTGTCTGCGGGACAATCATTAAATGTAATTCCGTCCCTTCTCCAGCCATTCGGTAGAATTCAGACAAATGCCGGTAACAATTCAGCTTGTTTGTTTTGTCGTATTCTGCCGTAATTCCCAGAGTTTCTACATCTTTCATGTTGTACACCGTAATAGGTGTGTCTACTGCAAGAGAAGACACTGCTACAGCAGAAATAATAATCCCGCTGATTGCATCACTGGAGCTTAATCTATTTACTCCAAGTCTTCCTTTCTGTATATTAACTCCTTGTAAATTTGACATTATTCTTCTTGTTGTTGGTTTTCACTGCCTGGAGCCTCCTGTTTTTGGTTTTCGGCACCACGCTTAATAGTTTCATATTTCTCTAATTTTCCGTCTTTATCTTTTAGAAGGGAATTGGTCAGATAGTTTATATCAGTGAAAAATTCCCCTCTTTTATTGAGATAAAGAACTTTTATCTGCGGATTTTCATTAAAGAAATTTTCCGCAAATTCTTTTTGTTCTTTTGTTGCCATAACTTCTCTTTTTATGAGTTAGCAGAAATAATAGCTCCAAAGCCTATTTCCTGTCTTTTATCGCACAATCCATAAGTATGTAGTCTTATTTCACTTTCAGGATCTTTACTTCTGGTATCATTTTTCATATCTTTGAAAAGCACTTTTGTACTTTCAATATGATATACCGTATTAGGTGCATAGAATAAAACAGAAGCTTTTTGGTCGCCAGTTGCTTTTACAGCACCCATAGATTTTAATTCTCCATTGGCTGCATAAATAGGAGCATCAGCGTTTTCAAAGAATTTCAAATTAAAGAATCTCTTTAAAGCACCCGTTTCCATATCAATTTCCAAATCACGATAGAAGTTTGTATTTGCTCTGTCGTGGATAAGGTCGGCTTTATGTTCAGTGTTTAATATCATATAAAGCCCGTTAGGGTCTCTGAAATTGATATCTGCCAGCCTGTTGAAAAGGAAATCTGCCAAATCGTTGTAGGTAAGTCTTTTTCTTCCGTTGAAGTCTTCCCCAGTGGTTCTAATTACTGGCATTTTTCCATCTACATTCTTTTTAGGAGCCAGTTTGTTCAAAACATAATCTCTGATTCCTATTTTAAATGAATTTAGATGCTCTACTCTGATTTCAGCTTCTTTATCAAAAGCCATAGCTCTTAACTCTGCATCAGTGTAAGAAGTTGGAGTAGTGTCTAACTTGTCCCATTCTACAAATGATTTACCCCCTTTGATTTTCTTTGGAGTAAAATCTGTTGTTGCATTAACAACAAAATCAATGTTATTAATGAGTTTATTAAATCTAATCCCGTCTTTGTCTATTGCACTGGGATTTGCGGGTTTAAGGACGCCGATAAAATCGTCCTTATAATTCCTCATGTCTTCTAATAGCTGTGGTTCTACAAACTGCTCTAACCACAAACCGTCTAATAATTCTGCCATTACTATTTTTTGTATTTAGCGTTAAACAATTTTTGAAATTCTTCTGGCTCATCTTTCGCCAGTTTTTCCAGCCCCTTAGGGTCCTCATTCTGCCATTTGTCAAAATCCCAGTTCATTCGTGCGGCAGTTCCTACATTTCCCTTATGTATCATTGCTGAAATATTAGGAGCCTGAGACTTTGGTTGAGATTTAAGAACAATTGCCAGAGCTTCAATTCCCGAAGTTTCTCCAATTTTTTTATACACTTCTTTCTGGTCATCAGATACACCAGCTTCCGCAATCATGGTATCAATCCTTGAAGATTCATACTGGTGGAGCTTTGCCTCCGCATCTGTTTTTTCGCTTTCAGCAGTCTTTAATTCTCCTTCAAGACTGTTAAATTTTTCTTTTAAAGCATTGACAAATGCCGTGTCCGAACTCTGCTCTGTTAATTGCAGAGCAAAAGCAGTAATTAATAACTGTTTCATATTATTATCTAAATTAAATTGTTCAGGATTAGAATTTCTGGATAATGCAGCCGGCTGTAATAGTAATTCTGAATAAAGGTTATACACTTCAGATTCTCCCATTTCTTCTGGATTTTTAACAGGTAAAATCGGCTGTATCTCTGCTGGTATAATTTCAGATACAAAACCTAGTTCCAAAGCTTCCTGTGCATCCAGCCAATTATCACCATCTAAGTATTTTCTTACAGATTCTTCCGGCTGATTAAGTCTTTTGCCCAGACGCTGGATAAAATTCTTTTCCATCATTCTAAGCAGTTTGGCTGTATCTTCCATATTTTTAGCGTTGCCATATGTCCCAGAATGAGGGGCATGTATCATAATATAACCATTATCTACTATTCGGACTTTCTTTGCCGACATAGTCAATATAGCTCCCATGCTTGCAGCTATCCCCATTACATCAATAGTAATATTAGCCTTACTTGCTTCTATGGCATTACACATAATATTGCCGTCAAATACGGAGCCTCCATAAGTATGAAGTTTTATTTTAATATCATTGTAATGTTTTTCAAGATGTGCCAGCTGTGAAACAAAGAACATTCCATCCCCATTCCATATAGTGCCGTATGCATATAACTCATTTTTATCTATTAGTAAAATCATCTGTTTGTCAGAATTTTCTACAAACTTAAAGCAAGGATTCAAGCGGTAAAAAATCATAGGTAAGAGTTGCCGCTTTTCTATAAATCAATGTTTTAATATTGAAGTTTTGCAAAAAAAGTGTATATAAATTATGGCAAAAAGAGTCAATAATGAACCTATAAGAGCAATGGCGGAGCGTATGTTTGTAGAGGATGGTATGACAGCGAAAGCTATTGCCAATGCACTGGATGTATCCGAGCAGACCATAGGAAGATGGCGTAAAGGGATACAGGGAGATATTTCATGGGATGATAAAAAAACACAGTTTTTATCTGCTCCTAATAACATTAAAAAGGTTTTAATGAACGAATTAACCCATCTTTCCAAAGGTGGGGATGCTACACTTGATGTTAAGGCAATAAAAGATATTACCAGTGTTATTGAGACCTTGTCAGATAGAGTTTCTGCTCCAATCGTTTTTGCAGTATTTAAAGAATTTGATGCATGGATGGCTACACAGGATCCAGAAATTGCTGTTTCTTTTTTAGAGTGGCACAAACTCTTTTTACTCCATAAAGTCCAAAATGAAGCATAATGAGCACAATAGGAAGACTAAGCACGGCAATGGAAAAAATGCTCCGTAACTACGATGAGCACTGTAAAAGCATTGTCCAAAAAACCAGCAAAGGGCTTGATCCAAATGAACCGCCGACAGAACGCAGAAAAAAACGGCTGGAATGGGAAAAGGATTACATTAACTGGTTTGAAAATATGTTTCCCCAGTATGCAAAAGTAAAATCAGCATGGTTTCATGCGAAGCTGGCTAAAATCATCATTGAAAATGATGTTTGTGATGTATTGGCAGAGATTTACCGCTCTGGAGCAAAATCTGTTCATTTAGATTTAGGTATTCCCTTGTATCTTTATGTAACAGGGAAGCTTCATTTTATGCTTTTGGTCGGTCAGACTGATTTAAAAGCTAAAAAACTGATTTCAGATATTCAGGCACAAATCAGCCATAATCAGATATTTATTCACTATTATGGAAAGCGTTATAAGTTTGGAGACTGGGCAGAAGGAGACTTTACTACAACAGATGGTGCCAAATTTATGGCTACTTCCCCTGGACAATCGCCAAGAGGTTTAAGAGAAGAGGCAAACCGCCCAGACTATATCGTAATCGACGATGTGGATACCCGCCAACGATGTGCTAATGATGAACTTTCCATTAAACTATTTGAATATGCTTGGGAAGATTTGCGTGGGACATTTGACGAGGGAAGTAAAAACAGAAGATTTATTGTAGCTAATAATAACTTTCATAGAAACACACTGATTAACCAGCTTAAAGCAGAATATAAAGTTATTACCCAAAAACTCAAAGATGCAGGGCTGAAGCCTACCATGTTTTTGGTTTCTGTTCCTGCAGTAAAAGATTTAAATACTTTTGAACCCAACTGGCCAGAAAAAACCAGTGCAGAATACTGGAAACAAAAATATATCTCTACTCCCTACCGCTCATTTATGCGCGAATATATGCACATGCATATTGTAGAAGGAACCATATTTAAAAATGAATATATCCACTATAAACCGCGTCTGCAGTACCGCCAGTATGATGCTTTGTGTTTTTACGGCGATTTATCCTATAAGGATGCAGGGGATTATAAAGCGATGATTTTTGCAGGGAAAACTGGACGGGAGTTCCATATATTGGACTGCTTTGTCCGGCAGACTTCAAGGCATAATGTAGCTGAATGGCTCTATGACTTAGTAGAAGATAATAATCTTTTAAATTATAATATCCAATATTGGATAGAAGGGCTGTTTGCACAAGATGACTTTGTTAATGATTTTGACCAGGTTGGGGACCTTAGAGGCTGGCATGTTCCTGTCATGGCAGACAATAAGAGTAAATCAGGAAAATTTGATAGGATAGAAAGCATGGAGGGATATTTCCAAAGAAATAATGTTTTTTTCAATAGTGCTTTAGAGCATTCTCCAGACTGCAGAGAATTGATAGACCAGCTTTTGGCTTTTAAAAAAGGAAGCGGTGCACATGATGACGCGCCCGACGCTCTCCAGTCGGCTATTGCTAAACTTAATATCGCTGCAATTACCAACACTATACCACCAAGAACCACCAGTAGAAAAGATATGATTTCAAAACAAAAAAACCGATTTTTAAGATGTTTATAACCAATGAAGATTATTCGGTGCTTATCCGAAACGAAATAAAAGATTTACTGCTTGAGAATTATTCAGAATCCAGATTAAGAGCTTCTGAACAAATGGCAGTATCACAGATTAAAAATTATTTATCGGGCAGGTATGATGTAGCACAGATATTTAGCAAAGAAGGAGAAGAAAGAAACAGCCATATTGTGATGCTTACAATTGATTGTGCTTTGTATCATCTTTATACTGCTACCATTCCGAGAAAAATGCCGGAAATCCGCTCACAAAGATACCAAGATGCCATAGACTGGCTGAAACTTGTTGCTGAGGGAAAAGCAAATGCTGACCTCCCAAAACCTAAAAGTGATAAGGGAGAAGAATATTTAGGGTTAAAAGTTTCATCAAAATATGAATTGAATAATAATAAATGGTAAAACATTCTTTAATTACCCTTTAATCTCAAAAATAAGACACTTTTAAAATAATTACGATGAAAGTATTAGGATATGAAATAAACTTTAAAAAATTAGATGTTTCTGCAAAAGCAGAATCAAGCCCTAATATAGGAAAACAAAATCCCGCTATTATCAGCATTGCTAAGAACTTCAAAGACAGTTCCAGAAAGGATATACAAAAATGGCGAAAAGCTCTGACGCTGGCACAGCATCCAGAAACTCCTAAAACGGTACTTCTACATGATTTGATTGATGACCTTCTTACAGATGGACATCTGCAGTCTCAAATTCAGATGCGTAAAATGAGTACTTTAAATACCGATTTTAGAGTAATTAACCGCAAATCTAGAGATGAAAACGAAGAACTTACATTTCTTATACAACAGCAGTGGTTTTATGAGTTTCTAAATATTTGTCTTGAAACTATCCTGCGGGGAGTTTCTGTGATTGAATTTACTGAATTTGCAGGGGAAAGGATTAAATTTAATCTTATCCCAAGAAGAAATACAGCACCTACACAAAATAAAATATTTCCAGATGCTACCAAAGATGACTTTATTGATTACTCTCTTCCAGAATATGCTGACTGGCTTCTCCCAATTGGGAACCCTTACGACTTGGGAATTCTCAATAATGTAGTGCCTAATGTAATTTGGAAAAGAAATGTCGCTCAGTCATGGGCTGAATTCTGCGAAAAATTCGGTATGCCCCTTATTACGGCAACAACTTCTACCAATGACAGCAAAACCGTTGATATGGTTCATGAAATGCTGTTAAGCTTCGGAGAAGCTGGTGCAGGAACATTTCCACATGGAACAACGATACAGTATCATGAAGCCAACAGAACCGATGCTTACAATGTTTATTTGCAGTTCATGCAGTCCAATACGAATGAAATCAGTAAACAACTGGTAGGTTCTACCATGCTTTCTGACCAGGGAACCAATAGAAGCCAGACCGAAGTACATGAACGGGGATTAGATTTTAAGATTGCACAGGCAGACAAAAGACAGATTCAGTTTATTGTCAATGATTTATTGTTTCCTCTATTGCAAAGACAAGGATACAGAATATCTGAAGATGATTTTTTTGAGTTCAAAATAGCAGAACAAGAAGTAGATTTAGGGCAGTTATGGACTATTACCAGCGGTCTTATTACTAGTGGATATGATGTAGAAAAAGAATGGATATCTAAAACCTTTAATATTCCTTTGGAAAAAGCAAAAAAGCCTTTGGGCAATAGGCAGGAAATAGTAAGCACAGAAGAGCCGTCAAGCCTATTGCCTGTTGCAAGTATCTATTTTAATCAGCGGTATCCATCTTGTGACTGTGGCAACCACACTCAGCCAGTAGGAGAGATTCCACAGAATGAAATTGATAATCTTACCGATGAGTTGATAAAATACATCTTTGAAGGCAAAGATACATTAGGTATTGAAGGTAAAATTATCTCAACAGAAACAGAAGTACTGCTTGAAGCTCTTAGAAGTAAATTCAAAACAGCTCCTAAAACCTTTGAAGGTATTGACCATTTAACCTTACAAATGATGGAATATAATCTTTTTGAGTTTTCAGCGAGTAAGACAGAAAGCCGTTTGGCTTCAATGAAAGAACTTTTAATAGATAATGAAACAAGGCAGGTAAGAGATTTTGCAAGTTTCCGTGTAGAATGCGATAAAGTAATGGATAAATATAACCATCAATGGTTAGAAAGTGAATATAATCTATCTATTGCCGTAGGTCAGAACGCCGCTCAATATATTCGCTTTATGGCAGAAAAAGACAGTATTACCTCTTTTGTGAAGTACCAGACCATAGGAGATGAAAAAGTAAGACCACAACACCAGGTATTAGATGGTAAAATATTCAATCTTGAAGATAAAGAAGCTATGGATTTGTGGCCTCCAAACGGCTATGGGTGCCGTTGTGAAATGGTACAATATTTAGGAGACCACAAAGGCAGAGTAACCAAAGGCACTGATGCTAAAACAAAAATATACCAAGCCGACCCTAAATATAAAAATTCCCAATTTGAAATAAATAGAGGGGATCTGAAACAGGTATTTACTAAAAAACAGTTTTACAGCAATATAAAAAGACTTCCCGAAAAACTTAATCAAATGACATTTGATAAATACGGTTTAAAAAAATGGGATGAATTTAAAGACAGTTTAAAGCCTATTTTATTAGACAATACCATTACAGAAGATAATGTAAAAGAACTTTTTAAACCTTTGGAAAATTCCAAAAAGAAAATGGGATTTGCGGATTATCTAGGAAGAAAAATGGTTTTGAATAAAAAAATATTCAGCCGTCATACAATAGGGTATTATATAAGTGATGATGAACAAAGACATTTATTATTCCCTCATATAGAGGATATTTTGAAAAATCCGAGTGAAGTATGGCTCTCTACCCATGATAAAAAAGGGTTCCAGACCAATTATATAAAACATTATCAAGATATGTCAGTAATGGTCTCTACCACACTGAGTGAAGCTGATAAAGGAATACAGATAGAGACTTGGTTCAAGATAGATTATGAAAAACCTTTAGAAAGAAGAAAGGGACTCCTTATCTATAAAAAGAAAAAAGAAGACTAAATTAAGCCTTCTTTTATGAGGAATTTATATTGATTTAAAGAGCAAATGTCCGCGTTCGCTTTGCATTCCTCCGCAGTGAGCTATTTGCTACCGCTCTTTAAACTCATTACAAATATAAACATAATAATTAAAAAAAACAAAATTTTTATGGCAGATACAAAATTAACCATGCTGATAGACTTAGGCACAAAGATGTTTAATTCTAACTTGGAGAAGCTTAAAAGCAAATGGGATCAGACTGTTGATAAAATGAAAGTGAAATATAACAGTTTGATAGAGAAACTACCAGCAGGGATGGGCAAAGCAGTAGATAAATTAAAAACTCCTATTACCACAGCTTTTGCAGGAATGGCTGTTGCAGCAGGAACTATGCTTACTGGTGCCGTAAAACAGGCTGACACTTGGCATACCCAGATGGCAGAAATCAATGTAACTGCAGAACTCAGTAAGAAGGAACTACAAGGGTTGTCTGATAAAATTCTTGAAATAGGAACCAAAAATGCTACTCCTTTAGATGAGGTTCCTAAGGCTTTTTCCCGTATTATTTCTGCTGGACTTGATGTAAATCAGTCATTAGAAGCTTTAGAACCAACTCTAAGAGCTGCAAAAGCAGGTTTTACCGATATAGAAACAGTAGCTTCTGCAGGGATAGCAACCATGATGTCCTCTGGAAAAGATATAAATCGTGTATATGATGTACTTTTTGAAACAGTAAAAGAGGGAAATGCAGAATTTAGAGATATCGCCCGTTATCTTCCAAAGGTACTTCCATTAGCCCGAAATATAGGCTATGAGCTGGAGAGTACGGCAGGAGCTTACGCATCTCTGACAACAAAACTTAGTGCCGAACAGTCCTCTACTGCATTAGAGGGAATTATGAGAACCTTGTCTAATGCTGATGTAGCAATGGGGAAAATAGATAGTAAAACAGGGAAATATGTGAGCGGTTTTAGGTCTATTGGCATTAACATTTTTGACAGCGCAGGGAAAATACGCCCATTGATAGACATTATCAAAGATTTAAATAAAGCTTTTGACGGGCTTACCAATGAGCAGAAAATTGAAAAACTGAGTAAATTAGGTTTTGACCAAGCTACCTCTATGGGTTTTGGAACACTGATGCAGGATATTGCGGGGCTTGAAAAAGCTACAAAAGCTACCGAAGGAGCACAAAACGCCCTTAATAAAGCATATATGGATTCTCTTACACCTACCGAACAATGGGGTGTTATTCAGAATAATATAAAAGCTTCTATGATAAAAATGGGAGAAAAACTACTTCCTATGGTTACCACAGCACTTGAGAAATTACAGCCCGTATTTTCTTGGATATTTGACAATATTGATGCGATTGTTATAGTATTAGGAACATTAGCTACTGCATGGGGAGCCTTAACGGTTGCTGTATGGGCAAACAATATAGCAATGTATGCCAACCCAATTGGGCTTATTGTAGCTGCAATCATTGTACTTATTGGTATCATTACCGCAGCAATTGTAAAATATGATGAATGGGGTGCCTCTATTTTACTACTAATGGGACCTTTTGGGATGGTAATTTCTGCAATAAAATCAATGTATGACCATTGGGAAAGTATTAAAAAAGCCTTTCAAACAGAGGGTATTATAGGGGGATTAAAAAGAATAGGGCAGGTTCTTTTGGATGTTATCCTAAAACCATTAGAGCAAATGTTAAGCTGGGTGGGAGAACTTACTGGCTGGGACTGGGCAAAAAATGCCAGCGGTTCTGTCAATGAACTTAGGGGAAAAATGGATTTAATAAAACCCAAAGAAGAGAGTACCAACAAACAGCCAGAAACTCCTAAAACACCTTCTTTGTACGGAGGGGAAACCTTAGGAGGCGGTTTCTCTGAATTTGGAGGAAAAGGCGGTGCAGGTAAAAAAACGAAAACCAAACTTAAAAATGACATCAGTAAAGTAGAAGGAGATGCTAAACAGATTAGAAATATCACTATAAAATTTGATAACATTCATAAAGGAGACAATATTATCAATTCAGGCAGCGGAAAAGGTATGACCATGCAGGAATTTGAAGATTTCTACAATGAAATGATGATGAGAATTATCCGGAATGCAGAAACAATCTAACTAAGATGGAAACATTTAAAATTGAAGCAAAAATATTTGAGCGGATGCAGAAAGCATTGGGGGTTAATTTTACCCGAAAAACAGCCTCTGAATTTGGAACTATTGCAGTAAATTTCAGCAAAGAAAGATTTATCAAAAAAGACTGGAAAAATCAAGTTTCAGAGAAATGGAAAGCACGGAAACGAAAAGATAGAGGTTCCCTTATGACAAGAACAGGGAGGCTCAAACGCTCCATTCACAAAATAAGTTCAGGAGATAATTATGTAATCATTGGAACAGATGTTCCCTATGCAAAAATACACAATGAGGGAGGCAAAATACAAAAAACTGTTTATGTAAGTGCTTACACTCGTAAAAAAACAAAGGCTAAATCTGTCAATCTACGAACCCGAAAAGCTTCACGAAAAAGAGTAGATACAGGGCAAAGTATAAAAGTAAAAAGCCATGTACGAAAAATGAATCTCCACCTCCCTAAAAGGCAGTTTTTAGGAAGGTCTCGGGCGCTAGAAATCAGACTGCAGAGGCATCTAAAAAAAGAAATACTGAAAACTTTAAATAACCTTTAAACTGCTTATAATGAAATTATTTTATAAAAAATTAACAGAGACTTTTGAGAAGGAAGAAATCAAAGATTTATATCGGACAAAGGGGCTTACCCCTGTTCAATTTATAGATTTGTATGCTGAACAAGACCTTATTCCTGAATGGTTTGAAGTACATCATTATCCTGCTTTACTGGTAAGTTGGGATATTAACTATTCCAATGATACAGCCGTTGCAAATATTATATTTTATATATGCTATGAGCAGCTGCATGATACAAGTAACCTGGGAACTAATACAGAAATGGCTTTGAAATTCTTAGATTTCATAGAACTGACCGATGAAATTCTAAAGAATGTTATTAGTAAAAATACTGGAAAATTAGAGTTGGTTAGTGAAAATTATAAAAGAGATGAAACTGTTGTGGATGTTTATATACTTAATTATCAATGTAGTTACAGTGGTAAATTAAATACCCTGCAATATCTGCAGGGCAATGTTGATGATCTTAATATTAAAAAGGGGTTGTTTTCCAAAGTATTGGACTAATCTTTAATAAGATATCCCTCTATTTTCCAGCCTTTGGTAGTGTCTTCTATATGGAGTTCATATGTCTTTAAATCTGTATAACCATTATAACGCTTATTAAAGAACTTTTGAACTCTATTTTTTACCTCTTGTGGAAGTTTACTATCTTTGAATTTAAGTCCGTATAATGTTTTATCTACCACAACAACCCCTGTTTTTTTTACATCTTCATAGGGTTTATCTGGGTAGCTTTTAAAAACCTCTCCTTTCCCACGATTGGAGTATGCCTGTGCAGAAAGAAAAAGAGGGAACAAAAGGAAAATTAAAATCTTCATATTGCTTTATTTATATACAAATATACAAAAATCCGCTTATAAAAAACAAGCGGATTTTAATTAAATTTTAGTGTAGATAATTTTACTTTCTTCCGTAGTTTTAGCTGAATCTTCTGTAACGGCCACCAGGCTGAACATTCCCTTTATCATTATATCTGTCCAGCCCTCTCCTAAAAACTTTATTTCTCTTAAAATTTGATTGTGGTAGACTGCTAAAACATACCGACCGCTTGGTTTTTTAGGTTCTATTTTATAAATACTTTCCATTTTTATAATAATTTTTGATGCAATTCATTTTTAAGCATGTCCAATTTGTTATATTCGTTCATTCCAAAAGAGGTTGATTGTAACAAACTGCATAAAATATCACATAATTTATCTGCTTGATAGTATTTTAGATTAACTGTTCTAGATTTTCCATTAGGACTGCTTCCATAAGAAATACATTTTTTAACAAAAACATTAAAAAGCTCTATCAGTATTGATTTTAATGCCTTTTTATCTCTGGTGTCTGCTGGTTTTGTCTGTATCTCATCAAGCAGTACTTTATGAACTAAAAACAATGTTTCGGGAGCTAATTTAACGGAAATTATCATATTAAATCATCATATTTTTTACAAATTTTGGCAATCTCTTTTGCTAATTTACCTCTGTTTTGGTCATATTTTGCCATGTCATCCTGGTTAGAGATAAAACAGATTTCCCAAAGTACGGAAGTTCCTGCACCTTGATGAAGAATACCAATTTTATTATGCTGGCTTTGGCCTTCTGTTTTAACACCTCTATTTTTAATTCCCATAACAGAAGATGCTGTATTACAAATTTCTTTTGCCATCTCTTTGCTGTGGGCAGAGGCATCATTAGCAATAAAGCACTCTGTACCACTTGCTGCAGGACCGCCTGCATTAAAGTGAATATCCAAAATTACCGAACCTTTACCAGGTTTTATCCTTGCTTGATATTCCCTGTTAGTTTCATTGTCATCATCGGTAATGAATTTAACTCCTAAAAACCGCAGTTCAGTAGTTAATAAATTTCGAAATACCATAGTTTCTTTGTTCTCCTGTCTGCCGTTATAAGTTGCTCCGGCATCTCTTGAATGATGTCCCGCAGAGGGGAATGTTACTTGTATACTCATAATATTAAAAATTAAATGTCAATTGTTGTCCTTTTAGTCGTTCCGCTTCTTGAAGTTTTTTCAACTCTCTTTTAGCAGGGATGCCCAGGTAAGTGCGGTAAGTCCTGCTGCTGATATTGAACTGTTCTTCTATATGTTTATAGTAAATTTCCTTATAGGTCAAACCATGCTGATGCTTCTGCATCTGCGTAATCTCTTGAATTTTAATGATTTTTTTATAATAATTAGATTTATTGTAAGCCATACAGATTTTTACTATATTTGCATTGTTCATGTGCAAAGTCTGTGGTTTCTCTGTATGGCTACGGACTTTTTTAGTTAATAGATGGAGCAGAAATTTTATTTTTATGATACCATTGCTGCGTGAAAGGTATTTTTGCCTGCTTGTCATACTTGGCTCTCATGCTTTTGAACTGTCTTATAAGTCCCTCAAACTCGTCAATTTTATACTGGTTCAAAGACTTCTTTAAAGGGCTGTACTTTTTCATAAAAGCGTTAAACCTATCCCAGTTATCAGGTTCTAATAGACCCATATAAGAAGCTTCTTTTAAAATAACACTTCTAAGGTTTTTTAATCTTTGTTCCATTTGAAGATTAAAAACCTGTTCTGCTGGCGATTTTTCGGGGCAAAGAAGACTAAATAATTTTTTAAGTTCATCTTCTGTCAAATCTTCTACATTCCATTTATCATAATTGGTATGAAGTTCTACAGCAGAACGGAGAGCTGATTCACTAAATTTGTCCCGTAGTCTTAGTATAATTGCGTTTGGTGTCATGTTTTTTTATTATTTCTTATACTTTTAACCTCCTTTAAATAATCTTCAATAACCTTATCTTTAAAGATTTCCACCAATTCTAAGGCATTTATAATACTAGCTTTGTTTCCCTTTTTATTTGGTTTTAAAGCGTATTTCAACAGTCTTATGAATTGTAAATCTGTCATTTTTATTTGTTCCCAAAGGCGATTTCGCTTCGCTGAATTTGGTCTTACCAACTTTGGGAAAGTTTTTTCACTTCTTTTTTTTCTCAAAGTATTTCATTGATACATAGTGCATTAAAACACTTCCGACAACTGAACCTACAAGGTAAGTAAGCATCATATCTAGGCTGTCAAAATTCTGTACTACCTTTCTAATCACAAGGAGCCAGACTCCGTTACTGAGCACACTGGCAATAGTGTGATACATCAAGCTGCTGCTGTTTCTTGCCCTGCTCACAAGGGTAAAACTCGCATTCTGCAACACCACAAGGGCAAACATTTTTAGGATTTCCATTATATAATTTCTTTAGGTTTTTGTATATAAATTTCTTTAGGTTTTTGTATATAAATTTCTTTGAAAATTGTATTTGCTCCGCTCGGGGGCTTGAACCCCGATGCCTGCCTGTGCGGAAAGTTTTTGAGGATTACTCAGCATACATAGCTTTTACTGCAAACATGCATGCCTCCTCTAATTTTGTCTGCGCAAGGGAAATAAGCCTTTGCTTTTCTCCGCTTGCTGGAGCAGTATTTTTATCGCCCCTCTGTTGTTCCAGCCCGTCTATGATTTCTGCGATACGCTTCCTTGTGGTCTCTACTATCATCGGCTCCATTTCTCTGTTTCTCAACCCACATCTTCTCTGTCCTATTGTCATTTTAAATTAGTTTTAAAAGTTATTTAAAGCGCTGAAAAATTAAGTGTTATTCCCTGCCATTTATTGTTTTTGTCTTTTTCGTAGGCTCTTACATATCGGGAAGTTCCTTCTACTACTTTGCATTTTTCCAACTTATCAAATTCTTCTAAAATCTCTTGCGGATTGTCTAGTTTTTCTGCCTCTTTTCTAGCTTTGGTCAAGAGTTGAGGGTCGTAATCTCCTGCACTATTTTTCACTAAAATACTTTCTACAAAACCAAATAATTTAGGGTTGGTATCCTTAAATTCCTGTTTGATAATCTCTTTTATTTTATCAATATGCACTATTGCCTCATTGTTAAATCCAAGTTTATCAGCATATTCCAAAACTACTTTCTGTTTACCATCTCTTGTTTTGTAGGTGATTGTTTTGCTTTCTTTTGGTTCGCTTCCTAAACTTTCATACATTCTTTTTTGATTATTCAGAATAGCCTCTATTTGTAAGTCTTTCCAAATCCGCAAATCCTCACTTTTCTGGCGGTACTCTCCAACAATGGCATTTACCAGTAAATCAGTTTCTTTGTCGATTTCTTCCTTTCGGGCTTGTTCCGCCTCAAATTCTTCTTTCTTCTTGTGTGCCATTACCTGCTTTAACTCTGTGCTGGAAAGTTCTGTAATGGGCTTTTTTAGTAATTCTTCTATTGTTGTCATAATCTTTTATTTTTTTGGTTCTAATTTCTTTTTTAAAATTCTTGTAAGGGTCTGATGTCTTGCAGTTCTGGAGTAAGATTACTATCACTACGATTGCGAACATTCTATAAATCATCGAGATCATCATAATAAAGGGTTATCAATAGAATAGATATGAATGAAGTATAAGTAAGGGTAACTATTCCCCACATTATGTCCTGCTGCCAACAAAGAAAACTCAACAAAAGCCCTATTAAAGCGATTAAAAGAGTGCTTTCCTTTCTGAATATATCAAACATTTTTAGGATATAAACAGCATGGGCTAATAATAAAATCATAAGTGTTATCATAATAAATCTTTTTCTTGTTCTTTTAATAATTGTTTTTGTCTCTCTAGTAATTCATTCAGCTGATACTGTAGTTCTTTCCACTCTGCAAGGCTGTCGGCATCTTCCATCCGCGCCTCAATCTCTTTTATCATAGCCTCTATTTCTTCTAAATTAGGCTCAAATAGTTCTGTCATGATGGTTGGTTTTAATTATTAGATATTTCATATTTTTGTTGTATTAACTCTCTTTTTATCACTCTTTTAAGCCTTCTTAAATCTTCAACAACCTTAATGCTCTGCTCCTGTATAACAATATTGACCGGTTCGCATTCTTCAAAAATTTTACTTATCATAGCTTTATCATCAATGCCATTAGATCTGCATATCAGCTCCACATCTTCCTTTCTTGCCCCCAGCAGGTTATTGATAAATTTTCTTCCGAAACGGCTTGAAATCTCATCAAAACCGAGTTTATTATATTTAACCCCTTTGCTTATAGTCTTTTCTAAATTTTCAGTTCCTGCTATTATAACCGCCATTTTATCCTCCAGCTCGTTATAAAGAGTAATAAACCAACGGAGGGCAGAAGGACGGAGCTTGTCGGCTTCATCTACGATTAAAAGAGGTTTTCTGCTTTGTCTCTTTGCAAAAAAGTCTATCACTTTCATTCCTAATTTATCTACTCCTACATAGCCTTTTCCTGCATCAATTCCCAGTTTTTGGCACAATTCTAAAAGAAAATCCCTCTTTGCCCACTCTCTGGCTTGGATGAAAAACACATTTTCCTCGCTGTTTACCTCTGAATAATGCTTTAGAGTAGCTGTTTTTCCACTTCCTGCCTTATAGCTGATGGCCATAAACATGCTTTCATTTTTAGCATCATTTAGAACATTAGTAATCTTTCTGAAATTCAATGTTTCGGCAAGCTGCCACTCATCAGAAGTAAAACCTAATGCCTGTGCTACCTTTGTCCATAGGCCGTCTGCGATTTTATCCCAGTTGTCATTTCTCATTTGGGAGATTGTAGCCTCTGAAACTCCAACTTTGGTAGCTACCCTTGCATAGCTACCTAATCGGGCTTTTTCTTCATGGATAGCTTGTACTATCTCTTTTTTTTGTAAATTTGTCATATCTATTTATTTTTAATAGTCTTTCTTGTTTAGAAAGCTGTTTTCAAAGTCATCAGGGGCAATGTCGCTTCCTGATACTTTTTTTAGAGGGATATTTACTCCATTGTAGTAGTCCTCAAATCCATTAGCTTTCTTCTTATCCGTATTTATTCCTAATAATAGTTCCTCCTCATTCGCAACAGCTGTATATTGGTCTAAATCCTGCTGTTTCAGTTCTTCTATACGGCGTTCTCTTGCTTTCTGCTGTGAAATTTTGCCCAGTTCTTTGCCTGGTCCATGTTTCACTATTGGCTTAAGCTCCTGTGCTGTACATAATGAGACCAATAAATTGCCATGTTCTCTCCACAGGTAGACCTCGTTTAAATCATCCAAATCATAAGAAACTAAAACCTGTTTGTTATGGTATTTGGCAATAATTTCGTAATCCTCTACATCTATCTGGTAGTAGAATTTTACCCCCATCATCTCTAAATGGAACTGTCCATTATTTCTTATTGTTATCTCTTTTTTCAAGTCAAAGAGCATAGAGGTCTGCAGTCTGTTTACAAAGGTTACATGCTTCTTTTCGCTTTCATTATGCAGTTCCTTTGGTGTTTTATGCAGATTAGCATGTTTTCTGCTGTAGTAGGAGTATTTTAAATTCCTCCATTGTTCTATCAGCGTTTCACATTCTGTATAAGCCTGCACTACATCAAATCCCGCTTTCCTGCTTTCTTTTTTTAGTTTTGCCAGATATTCAGGGCTTCTTTGGGCGGTCAGTCTTGTAGAAGTAATCCCTTCTCCGTAGTAGTATTTTGACCCCATCAGAATGACACTCTGGAAAGTTCCAAACCACCGCTCTATTCCTGCTTTTTCTTTAGCATTGTGGCTCATCGTAACGATAACCCCCATCGCTTCCATTCTCTCAAACAGGCGTTTTATCTGGTCTGTATTATGCCCTGGGAAACGGTCGGTTACCAGTTCATAAGGAAGATATCCCGCGGTCTGTACTGCCATTTTCATGGCTCTTGCAAAGCTGGAGTGGTCTTCTGCATAGGTAAAATCATATCCCAGAATATCTCCGCTCATTACATCCCGAACTACCACCACCATTAGATGTCTTTCTACCTTATTTCCATTTTCATCTTTGGTCTGGTGGGCTATGATATTGACCCTTGTAGCATCCACTTCCCAGCAGTCCCCAGCATAAAAAGCATCAGCAAATGGGATGTATGACCTATGTATATTGGCTTTTTTACTGCTTCCATATCGTTTTTGAGCAGTCAAAAACTGAGCATGAGCCGTTTCAAATATCTTCTGCCCAAACCATCTGTCGGATGGTTTTCTTCTCCCTGTTCTTTCGCAGGCCTCCCATATCTGGCGGATAATATATTTATCCGTAAAGTTTGCTCCTTCTGCTCTCAGCTGCATTGCCCAGCCGAAAACCACAGGGTCGTTATATACCTCCGCATTGAGGTTTCCTACCCTCGGAAGGTGGATGATTTCTGGTATAGCATGGTCAAACTCCTCTAAGATGTCTATTTTTTCCTTTAATCTTATAGGATTATGCGGGATATATTGTAAGTCCATTTCTTTTAGAATTGGGCTTAAATCTTTATAAATCTTATTCTTTGTTCCGCCGTAGCTGTCTTTTTCATCTAAAATAAAATCCAGTACAGCACATGCCTTAGCCAGTGCGGGGCGCTGTACCTCATCAGCATTGGTATAGAACTCTAAAAAGTTTCTAAAATTAGCCTTTACATGGCGTTTAAAACGCAGTTCCAGCTCACTTTCAAATTTATTTTGTCTGCTCTGCTCCCACAGCTCACGCAGGGTTTCTGCATCGCCGAACATAGAGCGGTAGTGCTTCGGTGCTCTGTCTGGGATATTGTCCAGACAGTAGTAGAAGCCGTTGCCCGTTCTTGCCCATCTCCATGCCTTACCGCTGTCGGGTAAAAACTCCTTGCTCTTTGCTAGGTCACAGGAACGGACGCTTTTTTTGTAGCGGTCTCTAACTGCTTTTTCAAAATAACTTTCTGAAATCCCGCAGACTTCCATCACGAGGCGCTGGGAGAGCCAGAGCGTCTCCGTGCCGTCGGTTTTTCGTATGATGATATCTGTGGGTTGTAAGTTCATTTTTCTTTAATTTGAAAATGTTTTTTTGTTCCCGCTGGGGACCCGAACCCCAGTGTATGCCCTTCGGGAAAAATCACTAAATTTGTGGTCTCTAATCAAAAATTTTAGTGATATGTCTAACCAAAATTCTTTCTTTATTTGTAGTATTTTTGCGGATTCTGATAAACTTCAAGTAGAATCTGATACCAAGCATCTATTCTCTTTTTGTGAGATAATGGATATTCGGATTCAGCCTTTGGAAGACCATAAATATTACCTTCATTTGTCTGGAAATCTCTACGAACTTCATTTGAAAATGAACGCTCTGATGGCTTTTGCTGCTTACCATGAGATGACTCTGACCATAATGCCCGAAAAACATTACAGAGAATCTGTTTCAGATAAATTTTAATTTTATTCATTGCTACTCTCATTTTGTTGTTTTTTTATTATCATATTTTTATAGATGATAATAATTCAAGGATTTCATAAATTCTCTTTTGGTAGCCCTGCGGGTGCCTACATCACAGAGCCTTTGCCCAAATAGGTAGAGTGACTGCACCGCTATGGAATTCTCTGGGTCATTCCAAAATCTGATAACTCTAGACACCTTTATACAAAGGATTTTGTGGATTAACTTTTTCATATCTATTTATTTTACTAATTCTTCTAACTCTTTCTTGATTTGAAGGGCTTTGCCCCTTTCAGCTTTATATCTGCCCCTTGCTACCATTCCTACATATTCCGATGTTGTTCCGTATTTTTCGGCAATCTTCTGATAGGGGGTCTTTACCCGTTTTTTTATTTTTTCTGATAATTTCATATTTTTTATATAACTTTACATCGTTTTAATAGTGCAAATATATAATAACTTGCATAATATTGCAAGCAAAAATAGATATATTTTGCAAAATGCTGCAATTTAATTTGTTTTTATGTTGAAAATCAAAGAAATAAGAGAAAGTAAAAATATCACACAAGATGAATTAGTCTCTTTAACAGGTATTCCTAAACGCTCTTTTGTTAATTACGAAAATGGGATAACAGATATCCCCTTTAGTAAATTGCAAAATATTGCAACAGTATTAAATGTTTCAATTTCTGAATTAGCAGGAGAAACCAAAAGTGAAAAAAATACCATCAAAAAAAACGATGGGAAAAACGATGGAGAAAATGATGAAAAACCAAAAGTAAAAAAAACACCATCAAATGAAGATAATCCATATATTATAGAAAATCTACCGACCAATAGAAAGACTATGGACTCCATACATGAGATACAGGAGGTGCCTCTGTATGATTTAGAGGCTACAGCAGGGCTTCAGGAGTTATTCTCTGGTGGTAAGTCTGCTGTACAGATACTGGACACCATAAAGATACCGCACCTGCCTAAGTGTGACGGAGCTATTTCTATTACAGGAGACAGCATGTATCCGCTCCTAAAATCTGGGGATATGGTATTATATAAAGAAATCCCCTTAGATTCTATATTCTACGGGGAAATGTACTTGCTTTCTTATAAAATAGATGATTGGGAAGAATATGTTACAGTGAAATATGTCCAAAAATCAGATTTAGGAGATGAATATTTAAAGTTGGTAAGCCAGAACCAGCACCACCAGCCCAAAGATGTTTTAAAGGCTCATATAACCGCAATAGCTATCATAAAAGCATCCATCAGAATAAATACAATGATGTAACTTGATGAATAAAAAATTTACATTTTTATGGCTTCAATTAACACATTGCAATAGCCCCATCTGTAAAAATTAACATTTAATGAATATCAAATGTAGATAAATTTATATAAAATCGCTGTTAAGCTATTACATTTGGTATTTCTGTTTAATTATTTTATATTCTTTTTCATTATTGTATTTATATTTAATTGTTTTTACGGATTTTTTAGGCAAAAGCACTATATCACGCATAGCGTAATATTCCTCTTTGCATATATCATCCCAGATACAAACGGAACATACTATACTATCTAATTTTTTATAATGCATCTGTCCTTCTATCATTTCACTCGTTACATGATTTAATCCATGGTCTGCCATTGCATCTACAAAAGGAGATAATAAATAGTAATTATTCTCTGTATTATTTCTTATTTCTACCAATACTTCTTTTTTATTTTCATCTATCTTCATATTATAAACTTCTATTTCTTTTCTTTCGGAACAGCTTATAATACATAATAGAGGCAATATTATTTTACAAAAAACATTCATTTTTTTATTCATTTTTTTGAGTTTTTAAAAACATCTAATAAAAAAACAGAAGATTCACGATAAGATATATGCTTA